GACTTGAAAGAGTCTTGGGAGAAAAACTTCGTAAAAGATTATCTCCATGGGGTTTGGTGACTGAAGATGTGATTTATATCGCAGGACGTAAGAATATTACATATGACATTGGTGGTATCACACAATTAGATTATTTAAATCTCTATAAGAAGTTTACTTATAAGGCACAAGAATCATATCGTTTGGATTATATTGCAAGTGTTGAACTTGGACAGAAGAAACTTGATCACTCAGAGTTTGATACATTTAAGGATTTCTACACAAAAGGTTGGCAAAAGTTTGTCGAATACAACATCATTGACGTGGAACTTGTTGACCGTATGGAAGACAAGATGAAATTGATCGAACTTGCAATCGTTATGGCATATGATGCGAAGGCAAACTATGCTGATGTATTCTCACAGGTTCGTATGTGGGATACTATAATTTATAACTATTTAAAGAAGAGAAACATTGTTATTCCTCCAAAAGAGAGATCTGACAAATCTGAAAAGTACGCAGGAGCCTATGTCAAAGAACCGATACCAGGAAAGTATGATTGGGTGGTTTCGTTTGATCTTAATAGCCTGTACCCTCATCTCATTATGCAATATAATATTTCCCCTGAGACCCTCAAGGATGAACGACATCCAACAGCTTCGGTTGATAAAATCCTTTCGGAAGAAGTAAATTTTGAGTTGCATAAAGATAGTGCCGTATGTGCAAATGGTGCAATGTATCGAAAAGATGTGCGTGGATTTCTTCCAGAGTTGATGGAGAAGATATACAAAGATCGAACTGTTTACAAAAAGAAAATGCTTGCTGCAAAACAAGCATATGAAAAAACTCCTACCAAAACTTTGGAGAAGGAGATTGCCAGATGTAACAATATACAAATGGCACGTAAGATTCAACTTAACTCTGCCTATGGTGCGATTGGAAATCAATATTTTCGATACTATAAACTTGCTAATGCAGAGGCAATCACTCTATCGGGTCAAGTATCGATTCGTTGGATTGAAAATCGAATGAACACTTTTATTAACAAGATATTAAAAACGGAGGATGTTGATTATGTCATTGCTAGTGATACTGATTCTATCTACCTTAACCTTGGTCCTTTGGTGGAGGTCATATACAAGGGGAGAGAGAAGACTTCTGAAAGCATTGTTTCGTTCCTTAATAAGATCTGTGAGATGGAATTTGAAAAGTATATTGAAAGTTCTTATGAAACGTTGGCCAACTATGTAAACGCATACGATCAAAAGATGTTCATGAAACGTGAGAACATTGCAGATCGTGGCATATGGACAGCAAAGAAAAGATATATTCTAAATGTGTGGGATAGTGAGGGTGTGAGATACGATGAACCCAAACTGAAGATGATGGGTATTGAAGCAGTCAAGTCATCAACCCCTGCTCCTTGTCGTACCATGATTAAAGATGGACTCAAGTTGATGATGAATGGTACAGAGGAAGATGTGATTCATTTTATTGATGAGTGTCGTTCAAAGTTTAAGACACTTGATCCAGAAGATATTGCATTTCCAAGAACTGCATCTGATGTTCGTAAGTATAAGGCATCTTCTACAATCTATGCAAAGGGAACTCCGATACACATCAGGGGTGCTCTCTTGTTTAATCATTATATTACAAAGAAAAATTTAACGAATAAATATTCACTTATTGGTAATGGTGAGAAGGTTAAGTTTATTTACCTGAAGAAACCAAACATCATACAGGAGAATGTAATATCATTTATTCAAGACTTTCCCCGTGAACTTGGACTTGACAAATACATAGATTATGATCTACAATTTGAGAAGAGCTTCGTTGAACCACTTAAAGCAATTCTTGATGCGATTGGGTGGAACGTTGAAAAAACTGTAAACCTTGAATTATTTTTTACATAATGGAATGGTAGATTAATGGATTTTTTAAAAGAAATAGTAAAAGAGATTGGTGATGAGTACACCCAAATTGCAGCAGATATAGATGAAACAGAAAGATTCATTGATACAGGAAGTTATATCTTCAATGCGCTTGTTAGTGGTTCCGTTTATGGTGGCGTTTCTACTAATAAGATTACTGCCATCGCTGGTGAGACCTCTACTGGAAAGACTTATTTTTCCCTTGCTATTGTCAAGAACTTTCTGGACACTAACCCTGATGGGTATTGCCTCTATTTTGATACTGAAGCAGCAATCACCAAGGGATTACTTGCATCTCGTGGAATTGATCAAAACAGACTTGTTGTTGTCAATGTCGTTACCATAGAAGAGTTTCGAAGTAAGGCACTTCGTGCAGTAGATATATACTTGAAGACAGAAGAAGAGAATCGCAAACCTTGCATGTTTGTATTAGATTCTTTAGGTATGCTTTCTACAGAGAAAGAAATCACTGATGCACTTAATGATAAACAAGTCAGAGATATGACCAAATCTCAACTTGTTAAAGGTGCATTTCGTATGCTTACCTTAAAACTTGGTCAAGCAAATATTCCACTCATAGTTACAAATCACACTTACGATGTTATCGGATCTTACATCCCTACTAAAGAAATGGGAGGCGGCAGTGGCCTCAAGTATGCCGCGTCTACAATCATTTATCTCAGCAAAAAAAAGGAAAAGGATAAGACAGAAGTTGTTGGAAACATTATTAAAGCTAAGACGGCTAAAAGTAGACTCAGTAAAGAAAACCAACAAGTTGAAATAAGACTCTACTATGATGAAAGAGGACTTGATCGTTACTATGGTCTTCTTGAATTAGGAGAACTTGGTGGTCTCTGGAAGAATACTGCTGGAAGATATGAGGTTGATGGTAAAAAAATATATGCTAAAAATATATACGCAGAACCTGAGAAATATTTTACAGAGGATATAATGAATAAACTAGACGAAATATCAAAGAAGAATTTTTCTTATGGAACGAATTGAATCTACAATTCTTAAAAACCTAATACACAATGAAGAGTATTCTCGAAAAGTAATTCCTTTTATTGAACCTGATTTTTTTGAAGATCGAAAGGAAAAGGTAATATTTGAAGAGATAACATCATTTATTGTCAAGTACGGATCATCGATAACTTTAGAAGCACTAAATATTGAGGTTGACAATCGAACTGATTTAAATGATTCTGAAGTTAAAGAAATACATGAGATAAATCAAAACCTCATAGAATCCCCTGTAGATCAGCAATGGTTGCTTGATTCTACAGAAAAGTGGTGCCGTGATCGTGCAATTTATCTTGCTTTGATGGAATCAATTCACATCGCAGATGGCAATGATGAAAAAAAGAATCGTGATGCTATACCAACCATACTATCAGATGCCCTTTCAGTTTCCTTTGATAATAATATTGGACATGATTACCTACTAAACTACGAAGACAGATATGAGTTCTACCACAAGAAAGAAGAAAAAATTGAATTTGATCTGGAATATTTTAATAAAATTACCAAAGGTGGTTTACCTAATAAGACTCTTAACATCGCGCTTGCTGGTACTGGTGTCGGGAAGTCTTTATTCATGTGCCACTTTGCTAGCTCCGTGTTGTTACAAGGGAGGAACGTACTCTATATTACAATGGAGATGGCAGAAGAGAAAATTGCTGAACGAATTGACGCAAATCTTTTAGATGTTTCAATACAAGATCTAACTGATCTACCAAAGACAATGTTTGAGAATAAGGTTACTGCTGTATCCAAGAAGACTCAAGGTCATTTAATTATCAAAGAATATCCAACTGCAGGTGCACACAGTGGACATTTTAAAACTTTATTAAATGAACTTGCATTGAAAAAATCATTTAGACCTGATATAATATTTGTAGATTATCTAAACATTTGTGCATCTTCACGTTATAAGGTAGGTAGTAATGTCAATTCTTACTCGTATATCAAAGCAATTGCGGAAGAACTTCGTGGTCTCGCCGTCGAAGCGAACCTACCGATTGTATCCGCAACTCAAACTACTCGGAGTGGTTTTGCTAGTTCTGATGTTGATCTTACCGATACCTCTGAGTCATTTGGCCTTCCTGCAACTGCTGATCTTATGTTTGCTCTTATTTCAACTGAAGAATTGGAGAACTTAAATCAGATAATGATTAAACAACTTAAGAATCGTTATAATGATCCGACTATTTTTAAAAGGTTTATTATCGGAGTAGACCGTGCAAAGATGAGATTATATGACTGTGAGCAAAAGGCACAAGATGATATTCTTGACAATGGTAAGGAAGAGGAGTCTAATAAACAAGACAAAGTTCCTAAAAAATCATTTGCTGAGTTTAAATTTTGATAGTTCAAAGAGTTAAATGGTGTAGTGCTACTATAGTTCTCATTGCTATGGTTTTTCACGTTATGGGTTGGACTCCTTGGAATAGCATACTCCAAATGATAGGTGCTGCTGGATGGGTCTACGTTGGTAAAAAAATGGGAGAACGTGCAATTATCTTAAACTTTTTACCACAATTTTTTATTATTATTCCTGGTCTTATTATTCTTTATTTACAACATGACTAAAAAAATTGATGAAACCTATATTTGAGGAAGAAAATTTTCTTGATCCTTTTGTTTGTAAAAAATTAATTGAATATCAAGAGAATAATTCACCAAATGACATGTCAAGAGGGTTTTGGGAGAGTAGAATAGTAACACAATATGATAATGATATTAAAAAAGTAACTGATGTAATTCATGCTCGTATAGTAAATTCAATAATTAATTTTTACAATCACAATGTTTATTTGGAATTTACAAATTTAGTGTATTGGGGTGAGGGTATGGAGTTAGGATTACACGCAGATAATTTTTGGATAGACAATCCAAATAAAGAACATTATACACCACATCGTGATTATTCATCTGTTTTATATCTAAATGACGACTTTGATGGTGGGGAAACTTATTTTAGAAGTAGTAGTTATCAAATAAAACCAAAAACTGGTAAGTTAGTATTTTTTTCATCTGGATCTGAACATGTTCATGGAGTTAAAAAAATTACAAGAGGTAAAAGATATACTTTAGCAACATGGTTTACAAGAGATAAAAACTATGCTATGATTTAAAAAAAATATTATTATGCCTGAAGGAAAAAAAATTGACTTTGATAAGTATGCTTTATTCGTGGATGGTGTCACATCCCATCCCAGTAAAGATTATCAATGCTTTATTGAGAGTGTTAGCTCCCTTAATGGAAAGGGTGCCAATATTGAACGTCTTCTTACTGCTGCCGTTGGCATTTCTGCTGAAGGTGGTGAATTTATGGAAATTGTCAAGAAGATGGTTTTCCAAGGTAAACCTTGGGATGAGCATAATCGAAAGCATCTTATTATTGAGTTGGGTGACGTTATGTGGTATGTGATGCAAGCATGTATGGCATTAGAAGTATCACTAGATGAAGTTGTAGAAGGAAACGTAGATAAATTAAAGAAGAGATATCCTGGTGGGGAGTTTAACGTGTACCAATCAGAAAATCGTAAGGAGGGAGACCTATGAGGGAACAACTAATCAAAGCATTACTTGCACATGCTCAAGGTGATATTGCTAAACACAAGGCAAATATTGAAGTATATCTTGCAAATCCTGTGGGCATTGGAGAACATTCAAACATTGTAGAAGCAATCGAAGGAGAGTTAGATATGATTGCTAAGTATCAAGATCAGATAGACATTATAAATAAATACTTCAAAAAGTAAGTAGTCGTGGCAATCAACAATAAAGATGTTGAAGTATTAAGTGAGGCATTGTTTTGCTACTATTTTGCCATATACAATAAAAAGAAACAATCTGTCTATACTGATGGTGTATGGAATAGAATAAAAAATGCAAAAGATTTAACATCTTTTACTGATAGATTTGGTATTACTCCTATGGTAAA